CTGGTGCACGAACGCGCGCTTGTACAGGTCAATGTTGTGCACCTTGGGATCGGGCACGCCGTAAGCGGTGAGAATAGATTGAATTTCACTCAATGTAATCTCGCGGTTTTCGGGGTTGTAGGGATTGAATATTAAGCCGGTGCCATCCTCGGACGGCATGAATTCCTCGGCGTGCAACAATTTAGACGTGAGGGAGCGTTGCGGGGACCGGTCTTTGAGTTCATTTGATTCGCGTGTTTCTTGCGTGGCTGGTTGTTGTTGCATTGTTTGCATTGGTTGCATTGGTTGCATTGGTTGCATTCTGATTCTGATACATACATTTGCATGATGCGATGGCTTTAAGCCGGTTTGAAAATTGCATTAACGCACCAACCCACAACAATGAACGCAACCAAAAATAAAATATTTAGGCATAGTATAAACAACAAGCAAATTAATCAAAATGACCGGTTACATGTCTGGCTCCAAGCGTGCCAAAAGAACTCCATCCATCACCAACAACATTTGCAACTTGGGTGGCCCCAAGAAGGGTGGCCTTATCACCATGCAGGGACGCAACCCCAATTTGACCAACGTCATCACCAGCCGCGCGCCTTACTGCTGTGTTGAGACCAACCTGGGCTGCATTGCCGGTCTGGCTTACTTGAAGGCCAAGAACTTGATGACCATGAACCCCACTAGCTCTGGTGGTGTGCCCGGTAGAATGTACAACCCCGGTCTGTACTAAACCGGGGAACTACGTTCCCCGCACCCCTCTTATCGGTGAACTACGTTCACAAGGCACATCGGCAGTGCCTTTGGCTGCGTTTCGCCCCGCACCCCTCCTCATCAGAAAACCCTTCCAGGGGTTAAAGGGACGAAGTCCCTTCCAGGGGTTAAAGGGACGAAGTCCCTTCCAGGGGTTAAAGGGACGAAGTCCCTTCGGAGTCCCTTATTACATTATTCCATAATTACTTAAACGGTAATTATGCAACTGTAGCATTACACTGAGAATAATTTTTTTCAGTCATGTTGATTCGCGTGGACATGCGCGAAACGGATCTGTTCAGCATGTTTCAGCTGAATTTGAAGGTGGTACCGGATTCCAAATTCACGCATTCGCTGCAATCAGAAGCGCTTCCCGTGGGCGACGTCATTCTGTCTTCTGCCGACGGCAAAACGGATTACATCGTGTTTGAGCGTAAGAGCCTGGCGGATTTGGCGGCATCCATTCGCGACGGCCGCTATAAGGAGCAATCCCTTCGGCTTCAAGCGTTTCCCGGCGTGCACTGTCACAACGTGATCTACATACTAGAAGGCGATTTTTCACGATACAACGAGCGCTTTAGCAAGATTGGGAAAGCGGCGCTGCAGTCGGCCATGTGTTCCTTGAATTACTACAAAGGGTTTAGCGTGGTGCGCACCATGTCCATCATAGAAACATACGAACTTGTTCACAGCTACGCCAACAAGCTGGCCGCATCCCCTGCGCCGTACGGGCACTATCACCGCTTTGCGCCACAGACACAAGATGAAGAAGGGGACGTGGTCGTTCATGTGGGCGCTCAGGGAGGGGTTCGGGGCGCAATGCTTGGCACCGTAGGTTCTCAGACTTACTGCAGCGTGCTCAAGGTGAAGCAGGTCAAGTCCGAAAACATCACGCCGCAAAACATCGGAGAGATCATGCTGTGCAATATTCCAGGGGTGAGCAGCAAGACGGCGTCCGTCATCATGAAAAAATACCCCACAATGCGCGCTTTAATGGACGCACTTGCCACGGCCGATAACTGCTTGGACGACATCCGGCTGGAAACGCAGCGCAAGTTAAGCAAACAATGCATTCAGAACATTTATAATTTTTTAATGGCATAATGTATACACGTATATACATCATAAAAGCGTGGCACTGCAATGGATGTTAGCACTGTCATTAAATGCGTTATAATTGTCTTGCTCATATTTGCGGGGTACTACGTGGTTACTGGAAGCAGTAGAAGCACCAACAAGCGTAACCTACGTGAAGGGTTTTCGTTTGGCTCCTCGTCCTCGTCTTCGTCCTCGTCTTCTTCTGGAGACACGCCCGGCGTCACTGCGGCGAGTTCAACCGAGGTGGTAACCACCAACACCAAAAACATGCTGAACATGCTGCAAACGGACACCAACCGCGACGCGTACGAGGGGTTGATTGAAATCATGGACGCTTGGACGCAGGCCAAGGTTCTGGCGTCCCTCAATGCCGTTGCCGCGCAAATGATTGCGGATTCCAGCGACCAGAATGCCATGATGTCGCCCCCCAGCGACCAAACGGTCGCGCTGATGAATGGGATCAACACCATGATGCAGTTTCAAACGGCGGTTGTGCCGCACGCGTTTAAAACATTGGATAACTCATGAACGCACTCGCGCTAATTATGGCACGTAAATGCTCACTTCATCGCCCGCGTACTTTCCGGCATCAATCTGGGCCTGCGTATACGCATCGCCGCCCCAGTTGGGGTCCATGGGGTTCGCGCTCAACCCCTTCAGCTTCCGGGTTTGGCCTTTGGCGGACCCCACGTTGGGTTCCATGGGGTCAAACGCGGGGTACGACCCCGCATTCATGGGCGGCTTGTCGGCGTCGTCAATGAAGTTTGCATTCGCGTTACTCGGACTAACGCCGGAAGATGCCACGGGCGGCAGTCCGCCCTGCAGGTTTAAGGGGCTCGGTCTGATTTTGTACACCGGTTTGCCCTGCGCGTCAAACGAGTGTTGCAAGTAGAGAATCGGGCAGCGAATGCCTTGTCCCCGCTGCCAATCCGTGAACTCCACATACTCTTCTAAATTGTTGAACTTAAGCGGATTCACGCCGGGGACGTTGGCAAGCCGGCTGTTGTGCAAGTACAGCTTGCTCCCCTTTTGGATGAGAATATTGGGACACCGGTCCCGGTTGGGTTGAGGGCGTTCGCTGCCGTCAAACGCTTCGCGCACGTTTTTGCTGGTGTATGTCATTGTGTATAGGAGCCCAATAACGAACATGGCTAAAATAGCCCAAGTGGTCCATCGCATTTGCATTTGTTGCATTGTGACGTGTGATATATGTTTGGGATATAATTAAATTTGCACAATCCAAATTAAATATTGCCAAATTGTATATCAATCCATCATAAATGACCAACATCAAAACGTTGAATCGGCATTACAGACGACGTCAGCGAAACAAGACGCAGCGAGCAAACAAAAAAAAACACGGAGGCATGTCCATGATGGTTCCCGGCAACCATCACGATTTTGCCGACGACGACAAGTTCGACCGGTCCAGTTTAGATGCGCTCATGGAAAGCAATCACCCGTTGGTTGTCAGGCATCACAGCGACACATGTCAGTACTGCAAGGATTTTGACCCCGCATGGCGCGCCATTACAAACAGCTTGTCCAACCATTCAACGTATGGCGCTGCAAGTTTTGGACCACGGGCGACTAAATACTTGAACGACAATTATTATCAGTCCCCCGTGAAAAAAGTGCCCACGGTCATGGTCATTCACGAAGATCGCCGTGATCCCAAAGAGCACACGGGTCCAAACACGTTGGAAGCCCTTGAAGAGTTTTTGAAAGAGCACGGCATGCAACTCAAGATTGTTCCCGTGGATAATAACTCTTTCACCGATTCCGCACCTATGCCATCCGATTCTATGGCATCCGATTCTATGGCATCCGATTCTATGGCATCCGATTCTATGGCATCCGATTCTATGGCATCCGATTCTATGGCATCCGATTCTATGGCATCCGATTCAATGGCTCCAGAGCCTCCTGCCGGTTCAGAGCCTCCTGCTGCACCTTCGGTTATAGACAACATCAAAACCAAGGTTAAAGACGTTGACGACGCAATAAGTTCTGGACTTGGTGCAATAACCGGCTTTATGACCAAGGATTTTACAAAATCAAATGATGAAACAGAAACAACACCTGCCGAAACACCTGCCAAAACACCTGATGCCAATGCCAATGCGTTTCCTACAGTCCCGCAACCTCCTGCGCCTGTTCCTGCGCTTGTGCCTGCGCCTGTGCCTGCGCTTGTGCCTGCGTCTGTTCCATTGGACGACAAAAATGTAATTGTTGGAGCGCCGCAAGTTCCCTCCATTGGAGGACGCCGAAAAAAAACCCGTCGTAAACACAACCACAAACACAAACCCAACCCCAAAACCAAACGCTCACAAACAAAGCGCAGGAAACAGAAGAAATGAATGGATCATTTGTATTATTTTTGATTTATTATCGCACACTCATTGTATACGCATACAAAACATCGTATACAATGTATAACGCAAGTACCGGGTATAACGCAAGTACCGGGTATAACGCAAGTACCGGGTATAACGCAAGTACCGGGTATAACGCAAGTACCGGGTATAACGCAAGGAACACAAGGAACACAAGGAACACAATGAGGACAATGAGGACAATGAGGACAAGAAAGGCAAGGAAGGCAAGGAAGGCAAGGAAAGCAAGAAGGACAAGAAAGGCAATGGCTGGATCTATGTCTAATGCGAGTATGTCGTTGCCTGTTGAAGGGCGCATCACCGTGTATGGCAAGGCCACATGTCCTTGGTGCAACAAAATGAAACCGCTGCTTGTTCCGGGTCGCGACAAGTACGTGGAAATCACGCTCCACAACATGCCGGAATTCAGAAAGCACATTGTGCCCCGCATTGGCGGATACAAATCCGTTCCCATCGTGTTTGTGGGAACAAAATTCATTGGCGGATACAGCGAATATGTAAAATTGTAAAATAAAACCATTTATCGCAAAATTGAATTGCAAAATGAAAACAATTAAAACATTCAAAGTAATACATTCATTCATATCAACAATGGAAAAAATGGCAACAATGGCAACAATTGAAGTCGGGTCATTCCGTCTGTTTGATTTTCAGACGAGGGATGAGTGCGGCAGCGGCCCCACTAGTTCCAGCTCATCCTCAGGTGATTCATTCGGACACGGACACAGAAAATTCAGCAAGGACAAAAAATGTTTCACGATACAGATGTTCGGAATCAACGAGCAGGGCGAGACCTGCTCTGTGACTGTGCGCGATCAACAACCCTTCTTCTACGCCAAGGTCCCCGAGACGTGGGGGTTTGACGCCAAGGCGCTCTTCCTCACCGAAGTGAAAAAAGCGGTCGGAAAATTCAGCGAAGACTCCATTTTGACGGACGAATGCAAACTCATTCGCCGCAAAACGCTCTACGGGTTTGACGGCGGCAAAGACCACAAGTTCCTTCTTCTCAAGTTCAAAAACATGGCCACCATGAACCGTGCGAAAGCGCTGTGGTATGAGCGCAATGGCGCAAATTCAGAAATGCGGCTGAATCGGCAAGGCTACAAGGGCACTCAAATTTACGAGGCCAACATCCCGCCCCTGCTGCGTTACTTCCACATCAAGGACATCAGCCCGTCGGGCTGGGTCAAGATCAAAGGCGACCCCATTGACTCTAACAAGCAGACCACGTGCAAGTACGAGTACCACGTCGGGCACAAGGACGTCGCACCGCAGCCCGACAAGGAAACCCGCGTCCCCTACAAGATCATGAGTTTTGACATTGAAGCCAGCAGCAGCCACGGCGATTTCCCGGTTCCCGTGAAGTCTTACAAAAAACTCGCCGCCAATATCGTGGACGCGTGCTTGAAGGATCCCGTTAATGCGGCGACCCAATCCGAACTGCACCGCATGATCCGAACGGCATTCCACGACCCGCTGAAAGGCAAGCCGTTGTTCACGCTGCACGACGACATTGAGCGCATTTACACCAAAACGGTGCCCGCATTGGGGCAGCTGGACGCCATGTTTGAGCGCATGTGGTCCACGCCCATACAAACGCTGGTGCAAGAGGCCGACCCCGAAGTCATGCAGGTCAACACAATTGAAGACATGTTTGAAAAACTCAAGGCAGAAGCGGAACAAGCGGACGCAGATGCGGAGGCAGCAGACGCCGATGCAGACGCAGACGCAGACAATAACGATAGAGACGACGCGAAAAGCGTATTCACCACCATGACCGGAGTCAGCAAAGCCCCCTGGGCAAAGGCTAATGCAACCGCTAATGCAACCGCTAATGCAACAACCGATAAATCCAAATCCATTGCAGACATGCTGCGATCTCTCGGGTTGGACCGCGAAACCAAAATCAACCACATGAACGACGCGCTGCTGGCCGTGTTTCCGCCCGTGGAGGGCGACAAGGTCACCTTCATCGGTTCCACCTTCCTGCGATACGGCGACGACCGCCCCTATTTGAACCACTGTCTCGTGATCGGCAGCTGCGACCCCGTGCCCGGCGCCGAAATCGTGAGTTGCAAGACCGAACGCGCGCTGTTGCAAGCCTGGACCGCCCTGGTCCAGCGCGAGGATCCCGACATCATCATCGGCTACAACATCTTCGGATTTGACTACAACTTCATGTTCCGCCGCGCCCTGGAAAACCACGTGGAGGACGATTTTCTCAAACTCTCGCGCAACGCCGACGAGTTTTGCGGCAAGCGCGATTTCAAAACGGGGCGCGTTGAGATTGAACAAACCAGCATCGCCCTCGCCAGCGGTCAGTACGACCTGCACTACATTGCCATGCCCGGCCGCCTGCAAATTGACATGTACAACTACTTCCGCCGCGACTACAACCTCACGTCGTACAAGCTGGACTACGTCGGCTCCTACTTCATCGGCGACGACGTCCGGTCCATAGAGCACCATACAAGCGAACGCGAAGGCGAAGGCGAATGCAGGACACGCATTTTCAGCAAGAACCTCGTCGGCCTGGAAGTCGGCAACTACATTGAGCTGGAGGAAACCAGCCACTCCACCGACCCCTACAAGGACGGCCAAAAATTCCAGGTCGTCATGGTTAATCGCGCAGCCGGCCACTTTGACATCGTCGGTCACGAGACACCCGACATGACCAAGCACGTGCGCTGGGGGGTGTCCAAGGACGACGTCACGCCGCAGGACATTTTCCGCATGACGAACGAGGGCCCGGGCCCGCGCGCGGTCATTGCCAAGTACTGCATTCAGGATTGCAACCTCGTGCACCACCTCATGAACAAGGTGGACGTCATCACGGGTTATAACGAGATGGCAAAGATCTGCAGCGTGCCCATCAGTTTCCTCGTCATCCGCGGCCAGGGCATCAAGCTCACCAGCTACATGGCCAAAAAGTGCCGCGAGAAAAACACGCTCATGCCCGTCATTGACAAGGGGCCGTCGGGCGAGGGATATGAAGGCGCCATCGTGCTGCCCCCCAAGCGCGGTCTCTACTTGGACAACCCCGTGGCCTGCAACGACTACTCGTCGCTGTATCCCTCCTCCATGATCAGCGAGAACTTGTCACACGACAGCAAGGTGTGGACCAAGGAGTACGACCTGGACGGCAACTTGATTCGCGAAACGGGCGAAAAGGACCCGAAGACGGGGCAACACATTTACGACAACCTGCCGGAATACACCTATGTGGACGTGGAATACGACACATATCGCTGGAAGCCGAACCCGCGTGGCAAGATGGAGAAGCACCTCAGCGGCAAAAAGGTGTGCCGGTTCGCGCAGTTCAAACACGGTACCAAAGCCATTCTGCCGTCCATTTTAGAAGAATTGTTGGCCGCGCGCAAGGCCACGCGCAAGCTGGCGGAGCAGCAGTCCGACCCCTTCATGGCCAACGTGCTGGACAAGCGGCAGCTGGCTTACAAGGTCACGGCAAACTCACTTTATGGACAATGTGGTGCCAAAACCAGCACGTTCTACGAAGTGGATGTGGCGGCGTCCACGACGGCAACTGGGCGCAAGCTGTTGACATACGCCAAGCGCATGGTGGAGGAGGTGTACGGTGACACCGAATGCCAAACGAGCAAATACGGCATTGTGCACACGCGGGCCGAGTACGTGTACGGGGACAGTGTGGCGGCACACACTCCAGTGTATGTCCGATTGGACGGCGTCATTGATGTTTGTCCCATTGAAGCGCTTGCAGAAAAATACGGAGCCAGTCTGGATAACTCTAATACATGGACGCAATGCACAGAAGAGGGAAAACAAACCAAAGAGGTTTGCGAAATGATGTGCGGGGTGGAAACGTGGTCAGAAAAAGGATGGACTCGTCTGCATCGCGTCATTCGTCACGCGCTTGCCCCTCACAAAAAAATGATGAGAATTGTTACGCACACGGGAATTGTTGATGTCACGGACGACCATTCGTTGATTCTGGCAAATGGTGAAGAGATTTCACCAAAAAATGTGGAGATTGGAACCAAATTGCTGCATTCCGCGTTGCCTTTGCCGTCAGTGGTAACAATGCCCACAGTCACGGTTGAACAAGCAAGAGTCATGGGGGAATCATTTGCAGCAGACAATGATGAAAAAAAAATCATACCAACCAGCATCCTCAATGGATCACAAGAAATTCGCGAAAGTTTCTGGAACGGCATGTTCATGAGTGACGATAAAAATGGGGAGAACAATTGGTTCCTCTACATTAACCAAAAAAATCAAATCAGCTCTGCTTGCATCTGTTTGTTGGCCCAGAGTCTTGGATGGAAAACATCGTTGAACACGCGTTCTGACAAGATGGACATTTAAAGAGTCACAATGACAACCCATGTTCAGAAAAAATGCACCGATTCCATCCAGAAAATAATACCATTGCCATTGCCAGCTGAAGAAAACGCGTATGTCTACGATTTGACCACCGACAATCATCATTTTGCGGCTGGCATTGGGAACATGATTGTGCACAACACGGATTCTGTATTCTACACGTTCAACCTGACTCACACGGACGGAACCCCCATTCGCGGCAAGCCGGCTTTAGAAATCACAATTGAGCTCGCGCGCCAGGTGGGCGACATGGCCTCCGCGTTCCTCAAAGCACCCCATGGCTGGGTCTATGAAAAGACGCTCATGCCGTTCGGCCTGCTCCAGAAGAAGCGCTACTTCGGCATCCTGTATGAGACGGATGCAAACAAGGGCAAGCCGAAGAGCATGGGCATCGTGCTGCGCCGGCGCGACAACGCACCCATTGTGAAGGACGTGTATGGCGGCTTGATTGATATTTTGACGAAGCAGCAGGACCTGGAGGCGGCAGTTAAGTTCGTGCGCGGGTCGCTACAGACATTGGTGAACGAGCGCGTGCCCATGGACAAGCTCATCATCACAAAGTCGCTGCGCTCCACGTACAAGAACCCGCAGCAAATTGCACACAAGGTGCTGGCCGACCGCATGGGTAAGCGCGATCCGGGCAACAAGCCGAGCTCGGGGGACCGCATTCCCTTCGTCTACATCCACAACGCGGACAAGAAGGCGCTTCAGGGGGATCGCATTGAGACGCCGGACTACATCCGCGCCAAGCGTCTGAAACCGAACTACTCGTTTTATATCACGAACCAAATCATGAAGCCCGTGGCGCAGCTGTTCGGGCTCGTGTTGGAGCAAATGGCGGCGTTTCGGCGCAAGAAGGCGCGCTTCCTGGAAGAGCTGGAAACCGTGCGCAGCAACTGGACGGAGAGCGACGACAAGCTGCAGAAGAAGTTGGACGACCTGCGCTTCCGAGAAGTGAAGGAGCTCATATTTGACGACTACTTGCGCCAGGCCGACAACCTGGCGAAATCAAACAAGAGCATAACGGAGTTCTTCAAAAGCAATGCCACGAAATAATAATAATAATAATAATAATAATACTAAAAATGACATTATATAACATTTTTTATGTTACATAATACATAATACATAATTGCACATATAATTAAATTAAATAACACATGAAACAGCCAAAGGCAATATTACGCGTTAATCCGCGCACCCGCAAGGCATATGTCACATACACGCGCAAGGCACGTGTCACTCCTCTGCCACTAAAACCGGCGCCAATATTTCAGGTACGTGGTGTGTCTAAAAAAAAATATCGCAGAAAAAGAAACTTACAACCCTATACCGGAAAAGGCCAAATGATGTACAGCCCTGTATTTGCAAACAAACCAGTTCAATACGTTGCAATGTTCATCGGACACGGGACATCACGCGACAGCAGCAGTATGAGTGAACGCATTGAATACCCATTGTTCACCTCCAATTATGATTTGATTTTTATTACACCTCATGGAACGGTTGCAAGCACCCACGGCATGTCACAATCGGTGTTCACCCATCTTTGCGATCGCACCCAACAAACCCAACAAACCCAACAAACCCAACAAACCCAACAAACCCAATCCACGGGTGAACCACCATACACAGGGACGCAATTGATGAATGCATTGCAATCCACAATTCGTTCTCAACAAGAACCGCGTGTCAAGGGGCAATTGTTTAAAGCCACTACTTTTAAACAACACGACGCAGGTTCTAGTGTTTCGGATTTGAATATATTTCGGGGAGGATACACTAAGAATCTGTTTAGGATTGATGGCATTTATTTATTTGAAGTCGGCAAACCGTGCGATCAACCGGATAACCACAATGTGCTCACGGTTAACCCTACTCGTTTAGTTCAAACACATCCTGAATTATGGTATGTTGCGCAAACTGCGATATATTTGCAATCGTTCATTGAACCAACTGAAACTCATGGCAGGATAGTTGGCACTAGGCGTGTTCATAACGGATTAGAATATTTATTTGAGCCCCAATATCAAATAAAAGGAAATGCCGATCGTCCAGTTTATCTTTCTGACGTGCTCGCACAACCAGGAATTTTTCCGGAACATACTGCGGTGGTTGCATATGTATGTCGTTGTATCAACACACTACAGTCATCCGATCAACCGTACGATAGTGCGGTGAGTGCAGACTACACAACTGCGACCGGATCATCCGCATCGTCCATCGGCGATGCTGCGATTGTTTCGCCTGTTTCGGCTGTATCCGATGATGCGAATGTTGCAGCTTTTAGTGATTGGGACTCTCCTACGTCACCACGCGATGATGCATTCAGCTGGGATGGCAGTGTTGGTTCAGATATTGGCGGTGCAATGAAAAAAACAGCAAAACACTGAAAAGGCGTCACACTTAGTCAACATCATCAATGTTACGAGGACCGGCGCCTGATCCCGTGCCTGATCCCGTGCCTGATCCCGTGCCTGATCTCGTGCCTGATCCCGTGCCTGGTATATTTCGTCTATCACTCATCAAATCAAATGAAAACACCACTGAATTGTCATCCACTGCATTCAATTCAAACCCAGGAATGTTGGCACTGTTGCGTAAAAGTTCATTGTAAACCGCATTAATGTCAATATCAGAACCAAGCGGAATGTCCAAAACACGACGCATATTGGAAAAGTTGGTCAGGGGACTGGTTCTTGCGGCACTAGTTGTAGCGGCACTAGTTGTAGCTGCACCAGTTGGAGCGGCACTAGTTGTAACGGCACTAGTTGTAACGGCACTAGTTGTAACGGCACTAGTTGTAACGGCACTAGTTGTAGCAGAACGAAGGTTGTATCTGCATGTCGGACACGTGTTGTTTATGCGCAACCAGTGTGCCAAATTTTCTGAGTTGAAAATATGACCACAATGACGAATGCGTGCGACTTGTTGATCGGGTTCAAATATATCGTGGGTGATTGAACACACGGTGTTTATTGGACTTATTATGTCACCAAACCGCGTTGTTTCCACTCTTTCATTCAATTCGGCTTGCGTGAGCCGTGGTTCTTCGGGCTGATGCAACATGCCGATCAATGCATTCACAATGCTGTTCCCCAATGCAGTGTTTGTATTGCTTGCATTGCTTGTGTTGCTTCTTAACGGGTTTGTTACGTTTGCATTAGCACTGGCACTGGCACTTCTCAA